TGCGACCGTCGAACAGTAGCGGTTTTAGTTCGGCGCGGCATTGAGCCTGATAGGCGTCCTTGCCTGCCTTGTTGGGTAATTTCGTCCAAGGAAGAAAACCGGCGTCCTTGCGCTTTGATTGGTAGATGTGGCCTGATTCTGAAGTGAAGTAGAACATTATATTTTCCTCTCGGTTGTGGCCTTTACTCTTCGGCCAGTGGTTAAGGTGTTGCGAGTGATAGCCACTCTATGCGCCCACTCCAATAATGGGCGCAGGGTGTGGTTATTTACTGGTGATCTTGATAGCCGCCCCAGCTAGCGCCATCAGCACGAACGGGGTAGACATAAAGGCCATTGCGAACAGCATCAAAGCGGTGTGGTAGCTCATGGCGTCCCCCGATTAGTGGATTGAACGGGCGGCCAGAGCGCGCAACCACAGGTCGATCTGAGTGTGGCAAATCCCGCGGGTTTCGGCTAGGAATATCGCAAACAGTACCGACTCGGCGGCATGTTGCATGAAGATTGATTGAGACATGGTAGAACCTCCGTTTATGTGTTGAGTCCGTAGCTATCTGGACACCTGTATATATGCAAGTGCCGTGCCACAATCTCATATATCGTATAACTATTTTATATCAATAGCAGCATACGATTTATTGATAGTTAGCGCCCGCAAACGGTTGACCGAATACCGTCATGTGCCGCAAAACGTCACATCAAAGTGACGAAAATTGTCACTATCGCTGCAACCCAATAGGCACGCCATTCTTGAGTGACAAAAAGCGTCACATTGGGCTGATAATTTACGGCACATTCGAAAATATGTTGACAGGTGAAAATGAGATCGGTTAGAGTTCTAACCAGTCCGGTGGCTCCGGGCGACAGATAACGGGAATCCTCATCGTTGAGGGTTGCTTATGTGGTTGCCCGCGTCCGTTATCCGCGCATGTAATCAGGTTCGCCGACCCAACCTTCAACAATGGGGATTTTTTTATGCCACACGTCATAGACTCACGAACAGCATTCCCAACCCAGGCAACACGCCAGCTTGAAATCCTGGCAAACATTGAATCGGCCAAGAAGTTCTTCATTCCGACCCAGCCCAAGCACCTAAGTCAGAAAGTCCAGAAGAAGCACGATTCGAAAGCCGTAGCAAGATCACAGAATTCAAAATGTTTCGCGGCTAAATAGCCATGTCGTTAGTTCCGACAACTAAGCGCACCATAACCCGCATTGAGTCCGGTCATGTGATAAACGCTTTGCCTGCTGCTACCGGCTATTACCCAAACTCGAAACGGATTACAGCCAGGGCGAAAGGGCATTGTCCTAGAAAGTTTTACCGGCGCGCGAAATCAAAACCCAAGTGACGAGAAAATCAACCGCGCCTCGTCAGCCAAACCATGCAACCAAAAGGCGAATAGACGGCGATCACAAAACCATCCTTGTGAGAGCAGAAGCCAATCCGCAGTAGTCCGAGGAACGCTTCTCTAAAATCTGAAACCGTTGGCCGGTCATTTTTATGTTTGAAAACTATCAAACGCGGCGCAATCCCTCCCGACCGCATAAGGGGGGAACCGATTCAAAGTATCGCCCACAAAACCCCACAGCAAGTCGAAGGCGCGCAGGCACTTGGCACTAGCCCGCATGGGCTGTCTGCAAACAGGTACCAAACTAAACAGCCCGAAGGGCAAACCTCCGTAGTGAGTGCTTACCTGTTTCCTGTAGACTGCTTTTTCCGCTCTTTATTGCGTAGCCTAAGGCCGTACTCGTCAAAGCTGCTCAGGACGGTACAACCGTAAAGTGTCTCAAATATACAACAGATTAAAGGCAAGTCCTAATACTTGATGGACTACGTCCCACCCCACCCCCTCTCCGACTGAAAAGTAATTATCCGGTTTGGTGTCCAGTTGACCGGCTGGCTGTGGTTGCGTAGCCGAAGGGGTTTGGTTGTTCAATAGCACGAGCGGCTAGCGAGTTCCTTAATGGTGGTGCTGGATGATGAGATGAGTTGGAGGGTGATGGATTGCCTGGGTGGACGGACTGGTGAATGGCATAGAGAGGGTGGGTCTTGACCCTGTGATGTTAAGGGGGGTCACAAGTTATCCCCCATAAGAATTTTCGTATATTCAGTAGGTTATGAATATGATAAAGGGTTTGAGAGTCGAACTGGTGCTTTTATGGGGTTGTGATATGGGTTGATCTGCTGGTTTTAATTTCGTGTTGCTGCTCAATAAAAGTGTTGACATGGTTGAAAAAAGGAATAGACTGCGGAGTATCTTGCAACATATCTTAACTAACAACGAAGGGGTTGAAAAATGAGCAAACCGGAAACCATTACGATTGACGAAGTGAAGTATGTTCGTGCTGACTCTGTGGGTAAAGAAACGATCAAGCCGGTGTATGACGGGGAGTTTCAACCGTTCGAGATTGGCGCGGTATACCTGATTCGAACCGTGACCATGATCGAAGTCGGGCGCGTGGTCGCGGCAAGCAAGCAATGGGTGATTCTTGAAGACGCGGCCTGGGTTGCGGATACGGGTCGCTTTGCCGACGCTTTGAAGAAATGGCAATTCAACGAGGTCGAGCCCTTCCCTGATGGCTTGGTTGGTGTTTCGTGCGGGTCGATTGTGGACTTTGTTAAAGGCAAGGAAACTCTGCGGAGCCAGAAATGAATGCCTGTATAATCAGAGCGGGGTTTGATAGGTCGTGGTCGGGGTCTCGGTCGGGGTCTCGGTCGGGGTCTCGGTCGGTGTCGGGGTCGTGGTCTCGGTCGGGGTCGGGGTCGGGGTCTCGGTCGTGGTCTCGGTCGGTGTCGGGGTCGTGGTCTCGGTCGGGGTCGGGGTCGGGGTCTCGGTCGTGGTCTCGGTCGGGGTCGGGGTCGTATTGAATGGAGGGCTGAACATAATTCAGCCGCACCATTGCTCGGAGTATTTGAAATGAAGGTTCGTATGCAATGCGAAAAGACAGATCGGGAGCAGCGCCTGGAACGTAAGCGGCAGTATGAGCGGGCGCGTCAGCGTGAAACAAAGGCTCGTCGTGATTTGGTATCATCCATACCAGTTGGTGATCGTCAGGCCGCTAAAGACCTTGAGTACGCCGAGAAGAACCGGCTGAAGGTTGAGGGTGATGTTACGGTGCATCGGTGCTTGTGAGGGGGTGTATGGTCGAGATTAGATGGGTTAAAGTTACGCCAAAGGGAGAGTACAAGTTGCAGTACAGGGTTCGGGTGAATGTGCTTGAGGTCGGGTTGCAAGAGCCTATTTGGTCAGGCTGGATTGATGTGCCGATTATTGAAAGAGAGTGATGGGGGAGAATGATGACGAAGGACTTTGGGACGATAACGAGTGGGATTGATGGAGAAGTCAGGCCGTCAGTGGTTCATCTGGCGGCATTGGTTTTTGAATTAAGGCACGACATTGCGGACGCACAATGCGCCTCAAAACTGATGAGCGAGGCGTATGATCGCATGGTACTGAAGTACGAAAAACGGATTTCCGAGTTGGAGCATCAGCTTCGACCTTTTGATTGAGCATCAAGACGCATGGATATTTGACCAGTCGTCGCCCTTAAATGGGTCAGATAGCCGGGTTCCTTAAGTGGATAAAATGAAGCCAAATATCCAGCCGTGTTGGTGTAGCTCAGACGGGAGAGCGGCGCGAATCCTTAGCGTTGTCGACAAACGCGATGGTGTGTGACGGTCGAAGGTTCAATTCCTTTCACCAACTTCAGTTTTACCCGTAGCACCTCCCTGAGCCGCAAGGCTCTTTGGCCGCAAAGTCCCCACTTTCGCGGCCTTCTTTTTGTGTAAATAAATGTTGCAATTACCGGCATGGTGGTTTAGAGTTCGCGTACTGGCATAGCGCCACAGGGCTTAATGAAACAAGGAGAATCACATGGCAATTCGCACAGAGATAATCGTATGGGGAACGGCACCGGAAGGCGCTGTTGTGGCAAAAGCTGTTTTGACAGTCGTTGGCGCTACCACTGGAACGCAGTCTTTTGATGTGGTAATGGGTGTTGCAAGCGTTGACGTTAAGTTGGACGCTGACAGCTACACAGCAACAATCCAGGCTGTAGATGCAAACGGTGGTCCGGTCGGCGCTCCTGTGACCGACACATTCACTATCTCAACACCTGCCGTGTACAGTATTCCGCTGTCCATGACTGGCACGACAGCATGATTCGCCGGATGATTCTCAGGTTCCTGTGCTGGCTGCTCGGCATTCGTGTCAAGCACCATCACGGACATGGGTTGATTCCGGTATCAATGAGCGGTAAAACTTTTTAACCAAGCAAGGGGGCATCATGGCAACAAATCGTATCTACGTGGTAAAGAATGGCGACAAGGAACGTCTGATCGAAGCGTCCAGCAAGTCAGCAGCTTTGTCTTACGCGGTCAAGACCACAATGAGCGTCGAGTTGGCCTCTCAGGGCGACTTAGTTCGCCTGTTGGGCGACCGCGTTGCGTTGGAAACATCGACTGACGCGGCGGGGGAATAATGGACTGCCTGCCTCTTGATGACGTTTGCAACCTGCAAGCCTCATTCGAGAGGCGTGTTGGCGAGGACATTCCTTTGCCTCGCGTTGATTTTGAATTCAAGAACACCAGCCTGTACAAAGTAGGCGATGAATGGGTCATCGTCATTCACGAAGAGGACTATCAATCATGGCACTGACAGCAAAGCAGAAAGAAATTAACGAAAAACAGCGCAAGGAAGCTCTTGCAAACAAGAGCAAAAACGTGCCGCGCAACAAAGATGAAGAGGCCGCTGTGAAGCAAAAAGCCGCGAAAAAGTCGATTACCATGTCCGATAAGGCCAAAACTGGCGCAGTTGCCAGCACGTTCGGCGGGCTGCTCGGCGGCGCTGTGGACGCAATCAAGGGCCGCAAGGGTCGGGCTGACGAGTAATGTCCAGAGTTGTTCCTACTGTCATCTGGCGCAAGGATGTGAAGGCGGTCGTGCATCGCATCTTATGGTGGATGTTGGATGCCGGGGTGCCTGGAAACATCCTGCGTCACGGATGGCAGCTTGCCGCCGCCAAGCAGCTTGGCATTCATCGCATCACCCTTCACCGGCAGATCGAGGTAATGGTTCAGGCCGGTATCTTGATCGAAGGAAAGATGAAGGGCGAGGTCATGCTGAACACCAAAATCTTCGACCAGCAGGCTGACCGTTCGCAGATTCGGATGGAGAAGATCACAAGGGGTAGATTGAAATGAAATCCGCGAAGCAATTTTTAATGTGGTTTGTTTGCATAGCGTTTGCTATAGCTCAAGTAATAAATCATCTTGACGCATCTGCCTATGTAGCGGCATCGTTTATCATTCTTTCAATGTCCGATTGAAATGAACAGCACTCACGCCACCCTAACCGAAATCTACAGCGATCACTTCGACAAACTGGACGAAGAGGGGCGCGTCAGGTTCCTTTTATCGCTGAAGCATAAGGCGTATGACGATATGGACGACGACGCGCTGAAGGCGTTCAAAGTGCTTGGTGAGCGTTGGCTGGAAGAAAGGATTGTGTGACTGTCAAAAAACCAAAGGTATCGGTATCGGGCGATGAGGTAACGATTGACGTACCGAAGAAAACCACATTCAACCTGAAAAACTTCTGGTCGTTCTGCTCCGCTCTGCGGGTGGACACTAAGGAAAAGGGCGAGATTACTCTGTCTCCCGACAATCTGTTAGGCACGCAGGTTTATTTCATCGAACAAATATCCATTGGCATCAACGAAGGCTGTCACCACTTCGTCATCCTGAAGGGGCGGCAGCAGGGTATCACCACCATTTGCATTGCTCTCGACCTGTACTGGTCGTTCAAACACAACGGCATGAGCGGGTCGCTCGTCACTCACAACGAAGAGTCACGCGAAATGTTCCGCGCCACGATCACGATGTACATGGCGGGACTGCCGGACAAGTGGAAAGTGCCGGAAGAACGACACAACCGCACACAGCTTGTCCTCAAAAACCGTTCCAGACTGTCCTATCTGGTAGCAGGGACGCGCAAAAATACCAAGCTGGGTAAGGGTGGCGCACTGACCTTCCTGCACGGCACGGAGGTTTCCGAGTGGGGTGACGAGGAAGGCATGGCATCCCTTGAGGCTTCGTTGGCCGAAGAGAATCCAGACCGTCTGTTCATTTTCGAATCGACCGCCCAGGGCATGAACCACTTTGTCGATATGTGGGAGAACGCCAAGGACGCGCACTCGCAGCGCGCGATCTTCATCGGCTGGTGGCGCAACCAGTTCTATGTCAAGAAGAAGGGCTCTGCCGAGTACCGCGTGTATTGGGATGGCCGTATCTCGCCGGAGGAAAGGAAGTGGGTGTCGGCGGTGAAGAAGCTGTACGACTTCGACATTACCGACGAGCAGATAGCTTGGTGGCGCTGGAACATCGCGGAGAAGACGCGTGACGAGCAGTTGATGTACCAGAACCACCCGCCGACCGAGGACTACGCCTTCATCATGTCCGGGTCGAACTTCTTCAACACGAACAGGATAACCGATGAGTACAAGATTGCAGTCAAGCTGCCCGTCAACAACTTCCGGTTCATGCTCAAGGACAACTTCGAAGACACCGAGCTTGTCCAGTGTTCGGAGAAGTTGCAGAACCTCAAGATATGGGACTTCCCGAAAGCAGGGGCGCACTATGTTATTGGAGCAGACCCTGCTTATGGTTCGTCAGAATGGGCTGATAGATTTTGTGCAAGCGTCTATAGGTGCTACTCGGACGGTATGGAGCAAGTAGCCGAGTTCAACACGTCCGACTGTTCGCCCTACCAGTTCGCTTGGATAATCTGCTATCTGGCCGGGGCGTACATGATGGAGTCGTCATCCACCTGTATGTTGAACCTTGAGATAAACGGTCCGGGTCAGGCTGTGCTTACTGAAATGAACAGCTTAAAGAGGGTTGCGGCCAATTCTCCGAACGGTGGTGGTCGTGGATTGCTGAACATCGTGTCGAACATCCAGAACTTCATGTACAAGCGTCAGGACTCGTTCGGAGCACCGAGCGCGTACCACACCCGCACGAACACGCTTGAGAAGGAGCGCATGTTCAACGCCTTCAAGGACGGATTTGAGCGCAGTATGATTCGCGTCAAGTCGTCAGGCTGCATTGATGAAATGAAAAACATCGTGCGCGAGGATGGATTCCTTGGAGCGCCTGGACGCGGCAAGGATGATCGGATTGTTGCCAGCGCCCTCGCCACTGTCACATGGATTGACTACGTTAGAATTAGGCTGGTGCAACAAGGATTGTCTCGGCAGGCTTGCCAGAAGCGTGATGCTGACGGCACAACGGGCGGGGCGGGAAAGACCGTGGAAAATTATCTCCGTGGAATAGGAATGTCCGCATGAATAAGGTCTCAAAGCCCGCCGATGAGGATTGGGAAATAATTCCCCAAGATGAGCTTCGTCGGATGTGCTCAAGGTATCGTGGGCCTAACAGTCCGGGTCCGCGAGGTCAGCCGCGCAGCACCAAGATCAGGTTTTGGGATTTGGCGATATTAATGAAAGACCACGAGAATAATTTCAGGAAGTGGATTGCCGGAAACTTGAACTACGGAAATATTCGTAGGCGCAGGCTGTCGAGAATAATTCGGCTCGTAGATGCCGGAATGATTACCAAGATCAAGCACGGAAAGTACGTGTTCCATGACCACCCTGTAGGTGAGCCGGTCAGGGAAATGAGAGTGAACATCGGAGTGGGAGGTGTATCGTTGACGAAGGTGCAGCAGGCCGCGCCTCCGAAAGTAATGCCGAATTTCGCAACAATCTTCAAAGGAAAATAAAATGCCGCTCTACGAATACGTTTGCATGGCCCACGGCAAGTTCGAGAAGCTATGCTCAAGCTCTGCCGCAACCCCAAAGTGCCCCCATGGTTGCTCAAGCAGGATGGTTCAGAAGCTGGTCAGCGCCCCGAATATCGGAACGGCGCGCACGAAGAATATTGACGCTACCTTGCGCGGGCTTGCTCAAGATCACGGCCTGTCCGACATGAATAACAACGGTGGTGATACCGGCGCTTTCATTCAGGACAAGAACTTTCTCAAGGCTCAGAACAATATGCAGCAGCAGATGCTGAGCGGGCAGACGTATGCCGGAGGTTTGGGTAGTGGCGATAACGCAATTCCGAACACCTTGCAATCAAACGGCTTTGTGAGTGACAATGCGCTCACTAGCGATGTGGTAAAGTCGCAATTGAACCAGCCTAAACCCCTTATCCAAGCAAGCTGGGACGGTAAGTGAGGACTAACACATGAAAATACCAACAGAGCCGAATGAGCGCGATCAGTTCTATGAAGAGTTGATTCGGAAATGTACGGCCTCACAGGAGGGGCGTGCGCAGAACTATGCGATGCTCCGGCACTACTACCTCCATGGACGCTCTGCCGAAGAGGATGAGACCCCCTACAACAAAATCTTCTCCCACATCGACACCCTGACTGCGTTCCTGTTTGCGTCGGAGACAACCAAGTTCTCAATCCACCTTCCGTCCGGTGAACCTGAAACCGAGTACCTGCGCCTCAAGCCGCTCAATCGGGCAATGAACGATGTTTGGCTTTCGAGCAATGCCGACCAAGTATTCTCCCAGGCAATGACGTGGAGCCTTGTGTACGGCAGCATGTTCATCAAACTGATCGTGCGCGGGAGTGAGATTCATCCGTTCACTGTTGACCCTGCCTCCATTGGTGTACTGCGCGAGGACTTGCCGTTCACCGACCGTCAGGAAGCATTCACGCACAGCTACTACACAACTGTTTCACAGCTTACCAAAGACCTGTCGGCGCACCCGCAGCAAAAGCAGATTATCGAGAGCGTTCACGCCGCGCCGGTCAGTCAGATGGAGCAGACAGGGCTGGACAGGATTCTTGTTGCATCCACCTCACCAAACGTCACCGGCAATGTGAACTCCAATCTGGAAATGGATATTCAATACCTGCCGGAAGTGGATGAGGATTTGGTCAGGATGCACGACCTGTACGTGTGGAACGACGAAGAGAACGATTACCAGATTGTCACCCGCCCCGACAGCGGAACTACCATCTACGACCGCAAGAACTTCTTCATCAAGGGCGAGCATCCCTTCGTTCAGATATGCCCGACGCCGATGTACTCGTACTATTGGGGAATGTCGGAAGTGGCCGGGATGATCGGATTGCAGAAGTGGCGCAACGAGCGCGTGGCGCAGATCAAGAAACTGCTCAACCTGCAAGTCAAGCCTCCTACCTCCATGACCGGCTGGATGGGATTGTTGGAAGAGAAGCAATATGCCGCATTCTCCGAGGGCTCATACATCAGCACGGAAGGGATGCAGTCGAAGATCGAGCGGCACGCACCTACCCTGCCGCAAGACCTGTTTGCCGAGATACGCGAGATTGACGCTGCGTTCGCGGAACGCTCTGGCCTTCAGAACATTCTCATGGGTAAGGGCGAGGTAGGAGTTAGATCAGGGCGTCAAACGTCCGAGCTTGCCCGCCTGTCCAGCGCGCGCATCAAGAAACGCGCCCTGGTCGTTGAGGACGCACTGGAAGGCATGGCAACCATCTTCCTGAAGATTATGCAGAAGTACGACCCGACTGAATATCGTGACGACAGCCCTGAGAAAAACACTTTCGTTGCAGACCAATTCACGCAGCACTATGTAGTGAAAGTGGACGCTCACTCCAACTCGCCTTTGTTTGTCGAGGACTTGAAGGAATTGGCAACCGAAATGCTTCAGGCAGGCGCGATCAACCGGGAACGGTACATCGAGATTATCAGCCCGCCCGACAAGGAACTAATTCTTCGCGAACTCAAAATCATCGAGAAAAAACAGGAAGAGGCGCAGAAGGCGGAACAGGCGGCGGAAGCGGCAAAGAATCAGCCAAAGGGCGATTCTCAACAGTCGGCGCAGGAGCAGCAGGGATTACTGGAAAAGATCAAGCAGCTTGTCGGGATGGGAAAATAAGTGGGTACTCACTTGACAGCCGTGTTTTATTAGAAGTAAAGTGCATTCGGGGTATGGCTGCTCCCTTTGAAAAAAGTGGCCCAACTTCTTCAATGGAGGTTTATTATGGCCCGTAAAGCCCGTAAACATGGCCGCAAGGCACGTAAGTAATCTTACGACTGAGGGGCGTCCGTCAGCGCCTTCTCTTTTTTTCACCAAATTCGAAGTAAGTGTTCACAGTTTAGGAGTGATGACATGGCAGGCGATAAAGTAGGCACAAAATTAGCTGCACAGTTTGGTAGCATACTGCTCGGCTCCGCGATGGGCGTGAACCTGAACACCGCCACCAACGTCGATACGGTCATTCCGATGATCGACACTCCAACCAAATTCCGCGTTCGTGCCGTGGCAATGACCAACGGCTCGATCAACCCAACCACAGCGCGTTTCACCATCAATACAGCGGTAGCGGCAGGCGGCGTAGCGGTTGTAACCGCAGTCACCCCTTCTCTGTCGTCCGCTGCTGTTGTGCAAGACCTTTCGATTGCGTCTACCAACACGATCAGCGGCATTGGCGCTCTGTACCTCAACCTTGGCACCGCGCAAGGAGCAGCGGCTACGGTTGATATTTACGTCTACGGCGACATTTACACGGCCTAAACCATGCCAATAAGCGGCGCACGATATATTCCTGAAGGCGTGGCAGTAGTCACGACGAGTACGCGCGACCCGATGGTTGACAGTTTCGGGCGCGGCAGAGTGTCGCTTCCGAGCGTGATATTTGAGCAAAACTTCTCCCAAGCACCCGCCGACCCGATTTGGGAAAAGACCGCCTACGGCTCTGGCACACTGACCAACACGGCCAACTCCGGCACGACCAGCCTGAATACGATCGTCACAACATCAGGGAGCGGTTACTGGATTCAGAGCTACCAGTACATCCGGTACGCACCGGGCATCAGCACCTTGCAGCGTTTCACCTTCACGTTCGCCCCTTTGGTCGCCAACTTGACGCAGCGCGTCGGCATGTTCTCAGATCAAGCGGCCACCGGCAGCGCCCCTTCCGGTATCGGCGACGGCCTGTATCTGGAAGCGGTCGGCACAACGATCAATCTGGTGTTGCGCAACTATATCGGCGGAACGGTCAATGAAATTCGCGTTCCGCAGAATCAGTGGACGATTGACCACATGGACGGAACAGGGCCGACAGCGGGCAATCCTTCCGGCCTGAATATCAATTGGGCGGTTCCGCAGCACTTCATTATGCAATTCCAATACCTCGGCGTCGGCGTCATACGCATGGGGTTCAATACTGGATTCGAGACTGTTTGGGTGCATGAGTTCGTCAGCGTCAACGCTCTGACAACGCCCTACGCCCGTACCGGCTCATTCCCTGTTCGTGCCGAGATTTACACGACCGGCGCGATACCGGCAGCGGCTACCCTGCAACTCATCAATATGGTTGTTTTGCAGGAGACTGACGGTACGCGGAAACGCGGCTGGCGGTACTTCTCAGCCAATTCTGGAACGACTGCCAGCGCCATCGGTACGGCGAATGCTCTGTACCCGCTACTTGCTGTTCGCGCCCTTCTGACAAATGACCTGACCAAGCGGGCTACGATCATCCCTGTTCGGGCGAGAATAACCGTCCTGACGGCAGGAACCGGCACAACGGCTATCCAATGGGCGCTCGTCGCCATGCCTACGCCCATGACCGGAGCAACCTTCGGCATCTTCCCGGCCCCGTCAAGCATCTGTGAAATCGACCAAGGAGCGGCAGAGGGAACGGCTGTTACCGGCGAATACCTGTTCAGCGGCACCCTACCCAACACTGTTGGTGCATACGACTTCGATCTTACCCAATGTGACGACAATCAGATTCGTGTCGGGCAGAACGCGGCCGGCAGTTTGACCATCACCGGAATCAATGTTTTGGCGCTGGCTGTTGGTTCTCTGCAAGGAACAACCACCATTGCGCCGACATTAGCGGTTTCACTGGATTGGAAGGAGATTTACTGATGCCTGACCAAATTCCACCAGAATTGATGAAGGCAATGCAAGGGGGCGGCGGTCAGCAAGGGGGCGCACCGGCAGCGGGCGCTACACCACCGCCATCCGGGCCCGTATCCGCGCCGATGAGTACGCCGCAGGACAACGCGGGCGAGAAGCACGCGGCAATGTCGCAGGTTCAAATGGGTATCAAGCTGTTTGAGCAGACCCTTTCCGCGTTTGGTTCGGATTCTGACGAGGGAAAGACGATCTTGGACGTATTGAAGAAGTTATCCAACACGTTTGGCAAGAGTCAGGATGCAGGACGGGCGCTGATTCCGTCAGAGATTATGAATATGGTGTCGAGTATGCCTCAAGGTTCAGGCGGTCAGCCGCCACAAGGCGCAGGCGCACCACCAGGCGCACCACAACAACCACCAATGCAATAAAGGAGAACGAAATGTCTGAAAACCAACTGTTCAAACCGAAGGCTTACCCTATCCGCAAACCCACCGAGGTTGCCAAGCAGCATGGCCGCATCCTCAATCCCCCTCGCATGAGCGAGATTGGCGGCATGGACAAGCTGCATGAAACGTACGGCAAGACGGTCAACAGCTTGAAGTTGCGCAAACCGGGCGGAACGATGTAAAGTGTGAGTAATCACTAACTGTGAAAGGGGCTAAACATGAGTGACGTATCGTTGGAAGGGTTAAGTCAGGAAGCAATTGTTGGATTGGCGCAGATTGCCAAGGGTTTGTCCGACAATCCTGAGACTCGGACAGGTTTTTTGAGTTTGGCGAAGAAGGCCGACCCGTCCATGAGCATTCCTGAATTGGACATTGCGAACCAGATTACTTCGGCTGTTGCCGAGGAACGCGCCAAGCGTGAGGCTTTGGAAGCGAAGATCATTGAGCGTGATGCGCGTGAGAACGTGATGAACCGGCGCGATGCGCTCAAAAAGTCAAAAGGGCTTTCTGACGCAGACGTTGCCGAGGTCGAGAAGATCATGGTCGAGAAGGGTATCAGTAACCATGATACGGCAGCGGAGTTCATGGTGGCGCAGCGTCAGTCTGCGAAGCCAACGCCGTACCAGGCCGGTTTCGGTTCACACCAGAAGCCGCAGGTCGATACCAAGCCATACGGCGGGAATATCGCTCAGTGGGCACGGAATGAAGCGGCGAACACGATTTCTGACATTCAGAGCGGTCGCATTAAAGTTTGATTGCAGTAAAAAGCAGGGCTGTGTTTAATTAATAGGAGGCTACAATGCCTGTACTTGGAAGTGGAATTTTACCGGCTGCGGGTGCCGTAGCATCCGAACTAACTGCGGTGACGAGAAGGGCTTTTATCCCCAAGCTCGTTGTCCAAACCTACGGCTCTACGCCGTTGCTGTCCATGCTGATTGCCAATAATCAGTCTGCTTCGGGTGGCGCGTCGAGCGTTACTGTGCCGGTGCAGGGTACGAACATGGTCACGACTCAGGCTTCGGATTACTCCGGCACCTTCAGTCAGCCGTCCGTTCAGCCCGGTATTCAGAATGCTGAGTTCAACCTGAAACTGTCGATTACCCCCATCCCGTTCTTGGGTATGGAGGCCGCGGTTCAGGTGGACTATGCCGTTATCCCCATCATCGAAGCCCGCATGAACGATGCCGGTAATAACTTGGCAGCGTTCTGGTCGCAAGCCCTGTACAACAACACTTCGAACAACCTGCAAATGATCGGTTTGCCCGGTGCGGTGGATGACTCTACCAATCTGGTCACTTACGGCAACATCAGCCGTTCAGCCAACCCGTTCTGGAAATCCAAGGTCTACGCCGCAGCAGGCGCAAACCCGACCCGCCAGAACGTCCTGCAATACCTGACTGGTACTGCCAAGGCCGCAGGCGGTGAAATGCCGAACTTCGCCGTGTGCGGATTCGGAACCTGGGCGCTTCTGGCTCAAGACTTCGTTGGACAGGAAACCTACATGGTCACTCCCGGCGCGTCTTTCGACAAACTGGAAGATGGCCCGCGCTCTGGCTTCCGCGCGCTGATGGTTGCAGGAGTGCCGGTGTTTGCCGACATGAACTGTCCCGAAGGCACGATGTACATCCTGAACAGCAACTACCTGTCCATGTACATCCATGAGCAAGGCGCGTTCGCGTTTACCGGCTTCGAGTCTACCCTGTCGAACTGGCAGCTTGGCTACGTTGGCGCGGTGGTGAACATTGCCGAACTGGTGCTGACCAAACCGACCTCCTGCTCTCGTGTGGGCGGCTTCAACTACCTGACCATCTAAGGAGAACGACATGGCATTTAATGCAATGGGTTACGGGGCTAAGACATTAGCCAACCCTTCAACCGCAATCACGCTGGTCAGTGGTCAGTATGCCGTCCTGCCTTCCGGTCAGTACATGGTTACGCTCGGCAAGTATTCCGTCATTCAGTGGTACGACCCTGTATCTACCACATGGCGCAACCTGAACACGGCCTACAACGGCATTCCGTTCTTCTTCTCGTCCGATGGTTACAACTACCGCATCATCAACCTGTCCGGTTGCGTGGTCGGCGCTGTTGTCACCAACGGTGGCACCTCGAACGCAGCCAAAAACGGTATCTGGCTGGCAGGCTCGAACAGCACAACCGGCGTGACAATGACCACCACGGCGGGCGGCAACGCTCCGGCACTGACGGCGCAATTCAACGTGATCGTCGGCGGTGCCGTGAATACCACCGTCACCGTGACCGCAGGCGGTTCCGGCTATGTCGTGCCTCCGTACATCCAGTTCTCCAACCCGCCCACCGGCGGATTGGCAGCAACCGGCTACGCCGTTCTGACCGCTGGCGCTGTTTCGAGCGTAGTGGTCACTAACCAAGGCGCAGGTTATACCTCGGCTCCGTCCATTACCGTCACCCCTGTTGCGGGCGACCCTGGCACTGGCGCGGTACTGACTCCGGCTCTGGTCACTTCGACTACTGGCGGCTACGGCCAGGCCTGCTTGGTCACGATGGCGAACTACGGCGGCGGCTATGCTGCTGTGCCGACGATCACAGCGGCAGGTTTAACCTCTGTGGCGGCTACGGCAGTAACTTGCCTGTCCGTCATCACAGCACCTACCGTGTCGTCTGCCACTGGCCGCGTTGCGAACCAATTGGTGTACTGCGCCCAAAAGACCGCAGCCACCTTGTTCGGTTCGATGACCAACCCGGATTATTCGACCAACTTGTTCACCATGCGCAACGGCCTGGGCAACTACAACACGTCCGCTTCTCTGGCTACTCAAACCATCCTGGATGGCGGTATGAGCCAATTGGACGTGTCCAACCTGTGCGTGTCGATGGACTCTCCCGCAGCCGCTTCCGGTACTGCCACATACGCCTCTGGCGCGTCTGGTGGTGTTGCAAGCGATACTTCGTGGGTCTTGCCGGTTTAATCTTTGGAGGGCTGACCAAATGCTTACAGTTACCAACGGCAATGAATTCAACTTCGCTGGACGATTTGACGGAGTTGATTTTAGCTTTCCCGCAGGAAAAACGACCGCTTTGCCGGAGGATGCTGCAAAGCACATCTTCGGCGTTGGCTTGGCCGACAAAACAGACGTACTGGTGCGGCATGGCTGGATGACAAATGGCGCAGCCTTTGCGTCTGCCATGTCAATCCTCAACAAATTCTCCTTCAATGTTGCAGATCAGGTCGAGGCCGGTGAAATAATCGAGGTCGAGATTCCTGCTAACGATGAGGAACCAGAGCAAGGCTCAGCCCCCTTGCAAACGGGAAGTGCCGCAGAAACCTCCAAGCCTGACGGGTTGGCGGTGGAAGCGGCACAACCCACTCCTCCTGTTGTTGAAGAGGAAGAAGATAAGGGCGGCGCATTGGGCTATTTCAACAAAAGCAAGAGCAAGAAAGGTAGCTAACCGTGGCTTCCAATCCGCCCTTACTGTCGGATTACCTTACCGGCGTAAGGCGGCTTGTCCATGACGCTACGGGAAACTATTGGTCTGATGCCGAGCTTATTGACTACATCAATCAGGCTCGGTATCGGGTTGTTGCTGATACCGGATGCAACCGCGTTCTCCAAACCGTTCCTCTGACGACCGGCACGGAGACATACTCCTACGCAATAATTCCGAGCGGGATAAGCACCTTCGACGTGCTGAACCTCACGATCTTGTGGGGCGGTATGCGCGTGCCGCTGACTTACATGCCGTACACAGAGTTCAACCTGAAGATGCGCAATTGGGTGTCCTATCAAGGTCGTCCGGTCGCGTTCTGTGTGTACGGAAACAACACGGTATATGTAGGCCCGATTCCAGATCAAACCTATTCCTCCGAGTGGGACACGGTAGTAGCGCCAGCCACGCTGTCATCGTTGGCAACTCAGGACACAATCTCTTTCCCGTTCACCGAGCCGGTGATCTACTACGCCGCGTATCTGGCTAAAGAGAAGGAACAGAGTACGGAAGAGGCAAACCGTTTCCTGCAAACCTACAACCAAAAAGTCGGCTCCGCTGTGAGGTCGTCGTTCACAAGACGCATTTCCCAGCCGTTCCAGTAAGGAGCGAAAATGGCCGAATCGCGGGATACCAAAAAGAATCACTCGTTAAGAAACTTCAAGGGCGTCAACACTCAGGCCGATAGGAAGGTCATAGACGACGATGAGTTCGCTTGGCTAGAGAACGTCATCCCAATCGGTAATGGCAACGCCAAGACCGTTTACGGCCCGTCTGCGGCCCTCTACGCTCTACCGGGCGGCAAGACCTGTTACTACATGGACGAAGGGAACATCAACGGTGTTTCCTACATGTTCATGTTCTGCACGGACGGCTCGGCCTATCAGGTTAATCTACTCACCTTCGCGCAGACCGTTGTAGGCGCTGCCGGAACATTCTCTGGCACGCATACCAGATTCGCCCAATGGAAAAACGAGCGCATTGTTTTGATCGACGTATCAAACGGGTACTTTGATTGGGATGGGGCTACGCTGACTGCGTACAAGGGAACGGTCGCTTCGGTAAATGTTGTTAATGGAGGGCTTGGGTACACCGCAGCACCAAACGTGACTGGGTCTGGAAGCGCAACATTCACCGCCTATATAGGGGTTGATCTGGCCGGCGTAGTCACGGCAGGAACTGGATATTGGGTAGGCGACGTATTAACCATGGATGCCGCAGCATGGTTTCCGATTACCGGATTTATTCTTCCTCAAATTACCGTGTCATCGGTTGACGCAAGCGGGGCAATAACCGGAGCAAATATAAGCACCATTGGATACGGTCAAACCGGACTTGCATTTCACGTCCACTTCATCGGGGGGCATGGAAGCGGGGCAACTTTCAACCTGAACGAAAGAATAGTGAGCGTTTCCGTAAACAATCCAGGCAGTGGGTATACCTCGGCTCCTGCATTGAATGTTGGATATTTCGGACTATCTTTTTTTACCGGAACAATTTCAGGAGCGACCCTGAACGTAACGATTGCCACATTAGGAACGCCTATAGCCATTGGGCAGACCATCATCGAAGCCGGAGTTGGCAATCTTGGAACTATTATTGCATACGGAACTGGAACGGGAGGAACTGGAACTTACCAGTTAAGCGCATCCTATACTCGCCCAACCCCATTCACAATGATTGCAACAGGCACTGGCGGCTCCGTGACCGCCAACCTTTCCATCAGCGCCAGCGGAACGTCAATCGGCACCTACGCGGGCCGCGTGTGGATTGCCAGCGGCAGATCAATCATATTCTCCGCGCCGAACAGCTACAGCAACTTTGACCCGACGCAATTGGCCGGTTCGCTTGTAATGAGCGACGAGACAATGAAGGGTTCGATTGTTCGTCTGTTCTCCGCAAATGATTTCCTATATATCATCGGGCAGAATTCGGTTAACGTGATTTCAAACGTGACTGTCACTCAGCCGGTGTACAGCACGACCGGCGCATTGCTCATTTCTTCCACAACTATTTTTTCTAACACAAATATCACTCCATCAATCGGCACAACGATGGGCGATTCTGTTGTCTCGTACTACAGATCAATCATGTTCGCCACTGACTACGGCGTTATGTCGCTGACCGGCTCTACGCCACAAAAGATTTCAGACCCGCTGGATGGTATGTACCAAAACATTGACTTCACGCAGCCCATCAGCGGCGGCGTGGTCGTGATATTTAACATCCTATGCCTGTGCTATCTGGTGAAGTACAACGACCCCGTTGCTGGCGTCACTCGTCAGTTGCTCTGCCTGTTCTTCAACAAGAAATGGTATTTCTCTTCTCAAGTTGAGGGAATGAATTTCATAGCGACAGCGTATCCCGTTCCAGATGTTCCGAGCGTATGGGCCACGAATGGAACAAGCCTGTATAAGCTGTTCTCAAATTCCACTGGCGCGGTATCTCAGATTATTCAGTCGAAGCTGTGGGACATGACCGACCCGCTTGTGACGAAGCAGGTTCTTAAATTCGGACTCGAAACAATCTCGTCGCTGCCTTCTGCGCTTACGGTGAATATCGACACTGACGTTAGAACCACGAACTACTCCGCGACTGGCGGGAGCGTGATGCTGTGGTACAACAACCTCAACCAGCCTATAGTGTGGACTAATAATTTGAGCCAGCCGATTACGTGGTATTCGACCGGCTATGTGTTCGCAAGAAAAGACGTTTCCAATGTCGGTAACTACGTGGGAATAACAGGAACAGCGACTACGCCCGGAGTGACGTATGTTGGATTCCATTTGCAATACGAAAACAGAACGCCTTGGACTGGCACACCATTTTAGGAGATAGATATGGCCGCAGTACCCAATTTATTTACGGCAGTTACCAGCGCGACAGGAGCGCAACTGGACGCTAACTTTGCGGCTTGCGCAGGGAATACGGAACTTGCCGCATATTCTGGCTCGTCCTTAGTTGGGTTTTTGCAGGCAGGTAGCGGCGCTGTTCCGCTTACGGTTCAATCGCAAGAAAGAATGACTATTACTCCGCAGCAGTTTGGAGCTATCGGTGACGGGGCGCACGCAGCGGAAGATACAGCAGCGTTCGCGGCTTTGATAACATTTGTGCAGACAGCGGGCGCAACGCGCGGGCATAAGATAATTATTCCCGCCGGATACTACAACCTGACGGCAGAGTTGGCTTTCACTTCAACAGCATTGCTTCATAACGTATATATCGAGGGTGAAGGAAAACAAAATACCATTCTTGATTTCACGGGGTCGCCAGGAGGAACTAACGGAATTTCGTTTAACCTTGGGGTTTATTTTGGCGTTAAAAATCTAACCATTCTGCACGCACCTGGGGATGGTATTTATATCGGTAAAGGAAACAGTGGCGCAAATTATAGCGCCCATTACATTCTGGAAAATATTCACGCGATGAGTTCTGGTGGGCATAATTTCCATTTCACAAATACATACCTTGGCGTGTTGAATAGCCTGTTTGGGGAAGCTAACACAGGGGACGGATTTAGATTTGATGGATTTCATACCTCCATTAGTGGTCGTGGCTGTGATGGCTCAACATCTTCCACTGGTAATGGCTGGACGATTAACGGAATGATTTATTCTTCCTTTGAAGCGTGCGGCGCTGAGACTAATGCGTTTTCAGGATGGGCGTTGTCGAATTTGTGCGGCGTCACGTTCAATGGGTGTGGAGCAGAAAGCAATCAGCGTAGTGCGTTCCAATTAACAACTTCAACTGCATCTGCCGTAGGAGTTCCGGCAGCAGCGCAAGATATTCACGGGGTAGTATTTAACGGATGCTACTCTCTGCAAAACTCAGCCGCTGGGGTTGGTACTTTCGGAGAATTCATAACGGCATCTTCAGGAGATTCACGCCCGATAGACTTTGTGGTTATGGGCGGTGACGGAGTGCCAACTGCGGCAGGCGACAGAGCATTCATATTATCTGGTGCTTCTGGCGCAGTTACGATGCGCGGCACAGGCTTTAATCTGAAGAATTACTCAACAGCAAACTATATAAGCGGAACCGCGTTTGATTACACGGCCAGAGAAGGCGTGTGGACGCCAAATCAAGGGACAGGAGTTACGTTGGTTGGTAGTTTTTCCAGTAGCGGGACATGGACAAAAGTTGAAAATCAAGTAACTCTAAACTGGTCAATAACAGGCAGCACTTCGGTAGCTCTTGTGGCAGGTGGGCAGATATGCACAAACTTGCCTTTCACCACAGCGGCGGCGAGCAGTGGTAATGCTATTGTTAGCACGAGCTGTACGAATTTAGTTTTGTCTGCTGGTAACGTGTACTCTACTTCTGCTGTTGGTGCAACTCCTACAATATACTTTTCAGCAACTTATCTAGCTAACTCTTAACCGTGACGTACGGAGTCATTAAAAATGGACATTACGATCTTCACCGACACTCCATTTGGCGATGATGCCGCTATGAAGGATTTTTTGTTTTCGAATTCTCAGGCGCACAGCTTGGTTGCAAAGACTCTTGAGGGGTTGGGTACGGTAATCAACTCGCAGCCGATTTCGGACATGAGAAGCGAGAAGGATTGGCTGCTTGTCCACAACGAAATTCATCAGGAAGAATTAGCGGCGCTCGGAATAACTCAGCAATCGGTTGATCTGAGCGAAGTGGACTTGAAGGATGAAGCGCAGTATATTGAGTGGATGCAGCAACATGCTTTCATGCACCAGTATGTCAACGACGCATTGGGCTTGGTATAGGAGAACATCATGACATGGTTAGGTAGCGAATTTGAAAAATTAACCGGCTCTGATTTAGGGGCTTTGCGCGACAACATGCAGCAGGGATTTCATGGGGGCTCGTTTAGCTCTGGCGGTCTGGCTGCTATCCACGCCTTCGACCCGCTTATCTCAAAAGAGCGCGTCGGTAACGCCATGAACCGAAGCGTAGGCGGCAAGGACATTTTCAGCCCACACACAATGGATAGGCAGGCCAATGTTGCCAATACTGCCGGTAAGTTGTATGCCTCTTATGCGGCAATGAATGCTATTGGGGGGGCGGGTAGTAGCGGAAATGGTACTGCTGCCGGTGGCGGGGCAGAAACGGGAACGGGAACGGTAAATCCAAGCGATGGTATGACAACAAGCCAGTTGCCAGCGGATTCTCCGCCTAGTGGAAATGTGTACACCAATCCAGACGGAAGCGCTGTAGACGTTCCTCCGAACCAAGCGCCAGGATACACTCCGTCAGCGACTACAACGACGACCACACCCCCTACAACATCTACCGGATGGGGGGCTACGGCCCTGAAATACGGGCCGCTTGCCATTTCTGGAATAAATGCACTTACTTCCAGATCACCCAGACCCACGGATGCGCAGAACCAACAATCCGCAAATGCAGCAGCCCAACAAGCTCAAGGCCAAAAGTTGCTTGATCAGTACAATAGCGGGCAATTGAATGCCGCAGATGGCTACAATGTGGCTCAGTGGGAGCAGGGGCAGACTGAGGCGACCAAGCAATACTACGCCAAGGCCGGTCTTGCTGATTCTTCTATGGCTCAACAAGCTCTTGCCGGTGTGCAGCAGCAGGCCTCGGCAATGCGCCAGCAGGTATTGCAGAATTATTTGTCGAGCGGCATGAACGCCCTTGGAGGCGCGTCGAACGCCCTAACTCCAATCATCAGCCAGCAGATTGCCGCCGACCAGCAAGCGCAACAGGCTCAATCTCAATTCTTGCAGACAATGGCGCTGATGAGCGCGTCTTCGTAAGGGGTACAAAATGGCAACGACACAAGAAGTAGAGCAGCAGCTTCGTGATAAAGCGTCCGAGGTGTTGGGAACGAAAAATCCTCCCATTGCGCCTCCCGTTGTAAAACCTGTCGCTCCGAAGGCGGGGGCGGGCAAGGCCGTGCCAAAGACTATTGCCACGCTAGCCGCAAAACAGGCTATGGGCATTGACACCATCCCGCAAGGCATTATGTCCGACACAAAACAGATCATGGCTGACCGGGATAAGCAGCTTGCCGCCAATCCGTTGCCGTCCGAGCCGCTTGCCAAGTTCACGCCTGAGCAGCAGAAGTCGTTCTCTACACTCTCGTCAATGCTTCTGGTGCTTGGCTCCCTGATGGGCCGCAAGACCATGGCCCCGGCCACCGCCGCGCTGAACAACATGACCGGCGTTATGCAGGGCATCAAGCAAGGCAATGCCGAGGCGTACACGAAGAACAAGCAGGAGTTCGACGCCAACTACAAAGTGGCGATGGAGAACTACAATCGCGCGCTTGATCGGCGCAAAGAGATTATGGCCGAGTCCAAGGGTGACTTGGCTGTTGAGAAGGAACTGATGAACCAGTGGCGGCTAAACGAGGGTATCAGCGAGAAGTATTCTCACGACCAGATGACGCACGACATTGCGCTTCAGAAGCACGGCGTTGAGCTTGCCAAGGTGAAGAACCAAGTAGATCAATGGATGGCTGGCCTAGTCAAACCTGATTTGACTGCGCAAACCAAACCAGCCAAAGGCGCTTCTGCCGATGTGACGCGTCTGAACCTTGAGCGCGACAAAGAGATTGCCAAAAGTCCGAAACGTGCTGCCGAGATCAATGCGCGGTTCGACCAGCAGATCAAGGCGATGGGCGGCGGTGCCGCTCCTGCATCTGCCGCGCCTTCCGGCAAGCCCACCCCTTCGCAGTCGGATATTGATTACGTCAAGGCGCATCCCGAGACAAAGGCGGCGTTCGTCGCTCACTTTGGCGTAGAACCTGATGGCTCAAAAAAAAACTAAATGACCCGTCTTGGTATAGGTCAGACGGGTCTGAAAAAGGCCAAGGATTTTTAGGACAACTTCCGCATAAAGATGGAGGGGTGTCAACAGAGATTAGCATTGGTGTAGAAATAAATGGTAATGAAATAGAGATTCCTTCGTTAGTTCCTACGCTAACAAAAGATGAGGTTCAATGGATGTTAGACGGAAATAAACCAACCGACTCGATTGTGAAAAAATCGACTGATTTTGCGAGAGCTAGAGTGTCTCAAGGGAAAAGTGTGTTCGCTAATCACGATGACGGGGATTATTAAATGGCAGACGCACCGGCATGGGCGGCGAGTGAACCTGCACCGGCATGGGCGAACGCTCCTGCCGAGCCGCCTGCCCCTGCTTGGTCGGCTGCTTCGCCCGCACCGGCAGCACCTGAACCCGAGAAACCCTCAACCCTGACCTCCATAGGCCGGAACGCCGCTGCCGTAGGCGACCTCGCGCTTGGCGTGCCGGCGTGGGTAGCAAAGATGGGGCAGACCGGCATAACGGACGTTGTAGCGGCGGTTTCCGGAGACCCTCATCCATTGCAGTCTGCCACCGAGGCAACTGAGGCCGATTGGGCCGATGAACACTTCCTGCAAGCCCCGCTTCAAACCACGTTCGGTATTGACCCTGAAAAAACCGCTGTCGGGCAGTTCATGGGCAAGATCGGCGGCGCGGTGGATAAGGTTGCTGACGCGGCCACTCAGTCATCCGGCAACTCAGAACACGGTGCGCTGGTCAGGCAGGCGGCGAATATCGTCATGGCGAAGGCTGGCGACTTACTGATCGGCGGCGGCAAGGCGGCAGGAAAGGTGTCAGAGCTTGCCAGAAAGCGCATGGCCGAGACCACCCCCACCGGAGCTACGCCAGCACCAGAATGGGTCACTTCGAAGGGTAAATCTGCCTCCACGCCCGTTGATAGCCCTGAAATAGTAGGCATGAAGACTCGCAAAACGAACGACGACTTCATTTCTTCACCGGATGAGGGTGATTTACCCCCGATTGAGTCCTACGAACCGAGCGCAGAGGCCCACCAGTCCATCCACGAGGCATTATCTGACCCTGACCTGCATGCGGGGCATCCAGAGGCCGTGGAGGTTGCTCAGAACGTGGCGGCAGAGAAGGTTAAGGGCGCGGTCCAGGCGGACAGGATTCGTTCTTGGGATTTGAAGAAGGGCGAGTATATCTCTCAAGGAAAGAAGCAGTCTGGTGGCGTCAATAAGGCGCTGGCAGCCTATGTCGGCATCACAGCAGGAGGCGCGGCGGCAGGCGCTGCCCTATCCGACGACCCGCTGACCGGCGCATTCGAGGGTGCTGGTGCAGGCTTCGCCATGGCGCGAGTCGGCCATGTGCTGCACGACTACGGTGCTGGTGCATCCTTAAAGGCGGCGGTCGACGTTCTGAAGCCTTCCGTTGACCCGATGCGCAAGGCGGCGGCGGACGTGCACAACGCTAAAACGGCCAATGTGAAGGCCAAGATGCGCGACGTGGGCGCGGTGCAGCGCGCGTACATGCGTGACGTGCCCAAGGCTCGGCGCGAACACATTACCCATGTCGTGCAGTCCGGCGACCTGTCCAGCCTGTCACCGAAGGAGCTTTACTACGTCAAGGCGGTCGAAAAACTGTATGGCCAGATGGGTACGGCGGCGCAGCAGGCGGGCGTGATCGGCAGGCTGATTGGCAAGGATTACGTCCCGATGATGTGGGATTTCAAGGATGCGTCCACCAAAAAGTTCTTTGACGACCTACTGGCCTCCGGCGCGGGCGATGCGGCTGGCGCGGGCGCTTTCACCCCCCACTCCCTGAAGCGCAGCATTCCGACCTATTTGCAGGGCATGAAGTCCGACCAATTGAAGCCGCTCACCCTGGACCATGCCGAATTGCTCGGCCTGTACGCCAATTCCGTCATCAAGGCCACCGAGAACGCGAACGCGCTGTACACACTGAAGTCGATGAAGCTGGCGGACGGCCATTACGCTGCGGAGCCGCTGAGTAAGGAAATGCCGAAGTCCTACATTACCGACCACAAGATAAGCGGGCTGGAAGGCTTTGGCGTCCATCCTGAAATGGTTGACGCTGTGCGCAGGGGTTTCGACGACTACCGACCAGGCGCAATCCAGAAGGCCATGCTGTCCGTAGCCTTCGCGTCCAAGCGTATTGCGGTCAGCTATTCCATGTTTCACCCTATGTCGCTGCTGGTGGCCTATACCGGTGCGGGCGGCAACCCGTTCGGATTCGCGGCGGGCGCGACTGCGAGAGGTGTCGAGAAACTGACCGGAAACCGCATCAAAATACCGTTCAAGTCTGCCGTTGACGCGGCGCGTGACCAGTACCTGAAGGCTGGCGCGGGCGATATTCCAGACTTCGCTATTCGAAACGGCCTTGAGATCGGAACGACGCTGGAAGATACGGTTGGCCGGGATTCGTTCCTGAAGATGACTGGCGCGATTGATAAGGCGCTCGGTGGCGACGTTACGGGCATCAAGCCTTTCACCGCTACCGACAACGCCGTGCATGAGTTCACATGGGGCTATCTGCACACCGGCATGAAGCTGGAAACCTTCGGGCGCGAGTTCGAGAAGATGCTGGCCGACCCGAAGAATGCGGGCAAGGACGTGAACCAGATTGCCGCCGATGCCGCCAGCTACACGAACAATATCTTCGGCGGCCTGAATTGGGATAGGGTGATCGAGGGCATGAAATCGAAGTTCGGGCGCGGCATGGCTGGCTCGGCCTATTCCAAGCATGGTCGCGCGGTACTGCAAACCGTCGCATTCGCCCCGGACTGGCTCATGTCAACGATGCGCTCATGGATTCAGGCCGTTCCGGGATTGGGCGAGAATGCAGCCGTGGCGAAGATGCACCGAGCATACCTTGCACGCTCCCTGATGTACACCATAGCTATCACCGACGCGCTGAACCTGTACTACTCCGGCCACCATGTTTGGGAAAACGACTTCCGCTCTCAACGCCAGAAGGATGCTGACCCTGAAGATGAGGGTAGGAATGCGCTTGACGTTATCCACGATATGACCTTTATCGACATGGGCGACGGCACGAAGATCGAAGGAAATAAGCACCTGTTCGAGTTCGCCCACGCCATGACCGCCCCGGCCAAGTTCGGTATGGGTAAGCTGTCCAGTATCGTGACTGACCCGTTGAACGCCTCCATGAACAAACAGTGGCTGTCGCCCACCTGGGCGCCCAAGATCAGCGAGGGCGGCACGACCGGCGAGAAGGCGGGAGACTACGCGAAATGGTGGGCGAAGCAACATACCCCAATGTCCGTGCAGCAGTTGGGTAGCGGCTCGTTCGGCGGTACAATTGGCTTCCCGCGCACAGGTATCTCGACCGACAAGCGCGAGGAATTGCGGCAGCAACAGCGGGACTTGAAAGAAGAAAGAGGGCTGAAATGAGCAAACCGGCGAAGGCAAACGGCATCAATCCAGATATTGAGAAGCACTTGAACAAGTTGATGAAGGAAACGATGAATTCTCAGGAAACGTCACTTACTGACAAAATGAAGATCATCGACCGTATGCTAAAATTGGAGCAGTTGAAGCAGAAGATGGCAGATGATGGGTTCGGAGGTGGATTTTCTGAGCCTGACGAAGAGTAACCAGAGGGGGCTGAAAATGACGGACGAAGATCAAGTTTCACAGGTGAAGCATCTATTGCGCTTCATTCAGATTGGTAGTAGGGTTTTATCCGCGAGGATGAGCATGTTGTTGGCGCTGTTGCTGACCTTCGTGCTTTTCCTCTGGGCGCTGTCCACGGCGGACAATACTCGGCTGGTAGCGGCAACCATCTTCGCCGTGTTGGTCTACTTACCGACCGTATGGCTTGATGTGCAGGAAAGAAATAGGGCTGTTACAAAAGGAGATTGAAATGTCGAACAAAACATTTATCTACGGCAAACCGCCACGCATGTTCCTTGACAGAATTCCCGTCGAGAGTGAAAGACGTTCATGGAATAACCAGAACTTCGGCACAGGCCAAGACGTACATAATGCACCGTCTATTCACACGATGCACAACCCTGTAATTTTCCGCTTCGAGGCGAAAGGCGCAGGAAAGCCGCAGTCTGGAACTCAGGTCGTGGATTCAAAAGCTCCGGTCAAGGTGTGATTATGGAAATCTTCACGAACCACGCAGATGCGTGGATTGCCTTTGTGGGCATGTTCTTCGCCGCCATTGGTATTTATGTCGGGATTCGTGTTGATTTGAAGTTGATGCACGAGCGCATAAAAAACGCCAAGGAAGATCAGAAAGACCTTGAGGCAAAGGTGGAGCGTCATGTGGAAAACTCTGCAATTCACTTTCACCAGCGGGTAAATGATTCTGGATTATGGCCGAAGGTTGGAGGTTGATATGAGTTGGCGCTACGAACAAAGAACCGGTAAGCTATTCGACCCTTCCGGTATCCACATTTATACCGGATACGCGGGCGGTAACTGCGGCGAGAATCCTGAAGGTGTGAACAATCCAAACCTGCAAGGCGTCAAGTGCGTAGGCCCGCTGCCGACTGGCAAGTTCACTTTTGGCGAGGTCGTTCCATTTTCCAAACTCGGCCCGTATGCAATTCCACTCATTCCAGACCAGGCGAACGAAATGTACGGTCGCGGTGACTTCTTTATGCACGGCGATACCAATCCTCCTGGCAACGCATCCGAAGGCTGCATTATTATGCCGCATATCGTTCGCGTGAGAGTGCACGGCTCACCAGATCAAGCGTTGGAGGTGTTCTGATGTTTGAGTGGGTTAAAAAAGGTCTATCCGATGACGTTGGTGCCATGGACGAGGCGCGTGTTGGCGCCATGATTACCGTGCTCACATTCCTTGGGTGCGCCGTAACTTCTGTCATAATGAACGAGCATCACGATTTCAAGATGCAGGATTTCGGAATGGGGTTCGGCGCTATGGCGGCAGGTATCGGCGGCTGGTTTGGATTTAGAGGAAAAAATTGACTCTCACCTCTCTCGAAATAAAAATTCTCGCGTTCATCGTCTACACGTTCGTTTTGCTTGGCGGTGGGTATTACGAAGGATGGCGATCTAACCATGACAAGATCGTTGAAATTACCGCTATCGCAAAGGCGCAAGACGCTGCCACTAAAGAAAAGGATGCTGAACATGCAAAAATCACAGAAGACCTCAAAACGTCGATTAGTGCCACTGGTAAGCGTCTTGATGATGCTCTTGCCCGCTTGCACAACGCCAGTACCGGCAAGCTGCCCCCAGGCTCCATCGGTTCCAAAGTCCCTGATGGTTACACCGCCGTTGAAGGCGGAACTTGCCAAAGTGCTTTCTACGACAAAGCCCTGAAAGCGGAATTGCTTGCAGAGCAATGGCAGGAATGGGCGATCAGGCAGGGAATTCCTGTTTCTGAATAGACCGCTCCATTGCAATCAGCTTTTTCGTACACTCAATCGCGTATCCGCTTTTCACTTGGGCGGACGTGAAACGAAGCACCCGCCAACCGAGCAGAGCGGCCTCTGCGTACTTCTCGCAGTCATTTGTGAACCCAACCCCTGTGCCATGCCTGCCACCTGACCAAACGCCGCCCTCGACCTCCGTAGCCACTAGCACGTCAAGGAACGCGAAGTCGAACCGCCACCGCCTGGTAGGATGGAATTTGTACTCACGATGAGGATTGAATCCCTCGGCTCGGCAATGGAGGGCAAATAACTCTTCAGGCACGCTGACTTTTTTCATTTCAATTTTCCAAGAGCGGCATAAGCGCCCTCAATTCGTTTATCGAACACTTCCTTTTTTGTCACCGACTCATTGGCTGAATAATTTCTGCAAGCCGGGGTAGATGAATGGAAGAACGTGCCGCGTTCAATCTCGCTATTCGCAAGTGCGCACGGTCGTCTATCGTGCGCTTCCATCCCGCGATCTTGAGGATTGGTAACGTCATATTTCCAGAACCGGCAGGAGGCGCAGGTAGTCACGCATCCTCATCGCCTAGTCTAAATCGGTCTCAGGGCTATCTTTGGTGTTTCGGATGGCATCAACCAACTCATCCCAATATTGCTTGTCAGCCACTGCTCCAACAAGTAGATGCGCAAAGTCATCTTGACCGTTTCCATCACAATCTCCAGCAAGCCACTGCCAGCGTTTAGCATCTTCGTTTGATTGTTCTTTTTGGAAGGCACAGCAGGATTGGGCGAATGCGAGAAGTTGCTTACCTGTAAACAAGGCATCATCTTTTGCGTAATATGAAATGGCTGTTGCTT